ACATAGGGGTTTTCCCCTATTGACGTGGGCACAATTTTACTGGTAAAATTGGCGCCTCAAAATGAATACTTTTGTTTTCAAATTAAATGGGAAACAAAAGTATTCATTTTTTAAGCAAAAAAAAAAAGCCCCGAAGGGCTTATTTTTTAGGATTAATTTTATAATAAATAATAACCGATAAAAAGATTATATTTGCAGTATAATTAAATAATAGTGGCAAAACCATTTGAGGCAGAATATATATAATAGTTAATATCTCGCCTATAAACCACATTGAAATAAATCCCCAAGTTAATCCCTCAGAGGATTTTGTTTTATATGATTCTATTGCCTGAGGTAATCCGCAAAATGCCAATAAAATCGAACCAAGCCAACCGATAGTTTCCATTATATAATCTCCGTTATTGTTTGTTGAATAAAAGGCTTTTTATTATATTCTGTTTCAAGCCTTTTGTCGTCAATTAAATGCAGGCATAATGCCATAACCCATAATACCCGCATTTTATTATTTTACCGCCACAAAATGATTTTTAACCTGAAAATCTTGCCAATTATAAGGCTTGATATTATCTTGCCAATTACGCTTTTTAATAATATGCGACAAAATAGGCAATTCAAAATCTCGTGCATCTTCTAATGCAGTATGAGGCTCGATAATCATTTGATTATTAATAAAACCGCAAACTGTTTCGGCAGTTGTTTTAAATGTCATATTGCCATTTGCAGTAGGTTTATTAAACTGGTGATTATCTAAAGCGAATTGCTTAAATGCTTTTTTATTGCAGATATTGCCAATAGCAGATTGCCACAAACAAAATTTAGAATTGAAAACCGATAAGTCAATACCAGTATTTGAGCATTTAGCATAATCAAAAGCCAGATTATATGCGGTAAGAGTTGGATTATATTTGCCGATTGCCTGATTAATCCATTTATTAATTGCATTAACTGAAGCCAACATTCTAACGCCATTATCTAGCATAGCCACATATTGGGCTTTGCGTTTATTCAAACCCTCATAACCCCAAATATCATTTGCTTTTTTATCGTGGAATAATTCAAAAGCATCATAATGGTTTTTGACCATAACAGCGCATTGATTATAAATCACGCCATTGCGATCAACGATAACGCAAGCAAAATCCGCGACTGTATCTTGCATTGTGGTTTCGGTGTCAACGATAGCGAAGAATTGTTTTTTAGCCATTTGAAGCCCTTAGTTGGTATGCACGAATTATAGCCGATTTTCGGGTAAAACTGGGAAAATTTGCAAGAAATATTTTTTATTTATTTTCGTTGTTTTTATGCAAAACTAGGGTTTACCCTATTGACACGCGCTCAATTATACTAGTATAATTGGCGCAAACTGTGGTTTTAAAACCACAGTTATTTTGAAAACCTGAGTATTCAATTTTTTCTGAATACTCGGGTTTGCAATTTAGTGACCTTGCTTTGAGGGTACATAAACACCCCGAATATTAAAACGATCACAAACTGCTTTTAAATATGAAACATTATCCTCATAAAATGTAAATTCAGCATCTTTAAATGTAATCAGATTAAAGAATTTAGCCAAACCATTAATTTTTAATGTAGCACCTGAGATATTAGAATTCTCAGGTCTTGAAATAATATAATCAGGCTCGCCCAATACCTCATTAATAAATGTATAATCAGGGGTATTAAGAACACGGGCAGTAGCAATAATGACATAACACGATTCATCTTTTAAATCCGCTTTATATTGTTCAGCTAATGGCAATAAAGAATCATTTAATGCCAAATCTTGATTTTCTCTCCAATAATTAAGGTCGATTCTCTCGCCATTATCGTCAACGATTGTGCGGTATCTGTGCAAACTGCAAACGATAGTACCATCCATGTCATAGATTGAAACACGATTAATTTTAGCCATTTTTTAGTCTTTCAAGAAAAATTGTTTGATAGCCGAATTATACTCGGAAATTGTATTAAATGCAAGTCCATGCCGATCACAAAAGCGATGAAATCGGCTAATTTGTTGGGGTGTGTATTTTGTTGTCATGTGTGAATTATACCCGAAAAAACGCCAAAAAACCATGTGTGCTAAAATACAACATAGGTGTTTACCCCTATTGACACGCGCTCCAAAATTATGATATAATTTTGGCGCAAACTTGAATACCTGAGTATTCAAATTTTTCTGCAAACCTTGGTATTCAAAATGAAACAATGTCTATATCGTAATAAGCCTTGAAGTATTTTCGCCATTGGGTGAAACCTGTTTTTGTGTCATGCCCTAGGTCTTTGTCTTGTTCCATTTGCCAAGCGTGAACATACTCATGCGCTAGTGTTGAGAACAAATCAATATCTGATTTTACTTCGCTAGTGGCAATGCGGATTTTGTGTAGGTGTTTTTTACCTACCTTTTCACCCTCATACATTCCCATGCACGAATCACCATCAAAACGCAAAACCTTAGTTTTTGCAAAGTTAACCCGTGATTTCAATTTGAATTCATTTTGCAAAATCAACTGAAACAATCTTGTTTTATCTGATTTAATCATATTAATCTACCTGAATATCTACAATCATTTGATCTTTAATAATCAAATACATTTCAACGAGTCCCATTGAAACCCAAACACAACCATTACCCTCACGCATAGCGTAGGTTTTATCAGGATAGCGCCTATCCATATATTCTTTAGCAATTTGAAAATTTGTCATAGCGTTATTATATCCTATAAATTCAAGATAGGGGCAAAAGCCCCTATTGGTTACATGGTCTTTTCAGCCCTGATAAAGTCAGCAATTTTGGCAAGTGCTACTTTGTTTGCCTTAGTAAGTGATTCTGTATCAGCTTCAGTCAAGCCCAACATTTCACCGATAAAATCAGCGTGAGCATCTTTTTTAATTGGTGTTTCACCTGATTTTGTTTTGTAAGCCTTAGCTTGGTAAACCTTTTCACGGCTCAATTTTGCAACAACTGAGCGAACAGTTTTGCCCAATGTTTCAGCAAGGGTTTCAACGCTAGTACCTGCTTGGTAGTCAGCGATCATCTGAGCTGTTTGCTCAGGTGTGTAATTCACAGTCTTGGTAGTCATTTAATTTTCTCCTAATAAAATGTCAAGGGTTAACGAAAGAAGCTATGTTATAGCATATCACAATGAAGGCAATAACGCAAGCCTTAATTGCAAACATTGTAAAGTAAAATTCTTTATCGGTCATTATGGTTTCATCACAAAAGCAAAGTATAACACAAAAGGCAAGGCAATGCAAGCCATGCACAGGGTAAGATCAAAAAATTCTTTTAGTTTGTTCATAGTGTCTTTCGTCATCATGTATTCTATTATACACGAATAACCAAGAAAAGATCAAGTGTGTAGAAATACAACATAGGGATAAACCCCTATTGACTAGGGGCGGTTATTAGACTATAATTTCCCCCACGCCTAAGGGCCCCCCGACACGGCCTATTTAAGGAAAATTCTCAAACACCTTAAGGTGCCAAAATCCACACTTGCTAAAATATCCCTAAACTGCTATAATCTACATAAAAGGATACCACCATGACAACTCATCTACCCGCCGAAACTGTACGCATCTCTCCGGAAGCACTGGAAGTTGCCAACGCGTACCTACAACTCAACGATGCCAGAGCCGTTGCTCAGGAACTTGACCTTGACCCTGAAGTGGTAACAAACTTGCTTGCCCGCCGTGAGGTCAAAACTTATATCGATTCAGTATTTTTTGATAGTGGCTACAACAATCGATTCTTAATGCGACGTGCCATGGATGCACTAATCAAACAAAAGTTCCAAGAATTAGAAGAATCCAAAACTGGGTCTACAAAAGACATTGCCGAATTGTTGCAAATGTCACACAAAATGTCAATGGACTTGCTTGACCGTGAGATCCAACTAGAAAAAGCTCGCACAGCTACCGGCCCGCAAAAGCAAGTTAACGTACAAATCAATGAAGGTCTTGATGGATCAAAGTACTCGCAGCTGGTACAAAAATTAATCACAGGTGAAGGCGTTTAATGTTAGAATGTCTTATCTTAGGCGACTCAATTGCCACAGGCATTGCCCAGCATCGACCCCAATGTGCAACATATGCCCGAGTTGGCATCAATTCACACGCATGGGTTAATCAAAACATCACCAAACCCTTAACCGCAAAAACTGTGGTTATTAGTCTTGGCAGCAACGATCATGCTGGTGTTAAAACTCACCGAGAACTACACACCTTACGCGAGTTAACTGTAGCCGACCGCGTATACTGGATTTTACCAGCCAACAAACCTGAAATTCAAGAATTGATTAAACAACTTGCCCAACAGTATGGTGATATCATATTGCCCTTTACCCCAAGCCGTGATAAGGTGCATCCAACCGTTGAAGGCTATCGCGAATTAGCAAAGGCTATTAATTAATGTTAGAAACACTGTGTGATATTATGTTAGACGCTTACAAGCGTAATTGGATTACCTCACGAGATGGTAATTGTTCAGTGCGTCATCAAGATCGCGACCACTTTTATGTTACGCCCAGCGGAGTGCGTAAACAAACTCTACAGCCCGATCAGTTTAAAAAGATTAAAATAGTTACTGGATACTTTGGACAGCCTCCAGAGTTATGGTATGGTCACGACGAATTACCTTATACAGATATTTCAGCAAAGCTACAGCCTAGTGGAGAACTGCCTCTACATTTTGGATTGCAACGGAAGATCGTAGGCGACACACGTGTTGTAGTACACGTACACCCAACTTACTGCATTGCAGCCATGCATCGCGGAATTGACTTATCAACTATTAGTGCTAGCTTTCCAGAACTCAACCGTTATACCCGTGTAGCCAAAAATGTAGGTGACGTAGCTCCTATTTCGCAGGAACTGGCTGATCGCTGTCACGAAAGCTTGTACTTGGATAAAAAAACTGGTACAATTGCCTATGATATTGTAGGCATCCGTGGACACGGAGTGGTCGCCATTGATACAACACCTTGGCGTGCTTACGAACATATTGAGCGACTAGAGCATATCTGCAAAATTGTTTTAGCATCAGGAAAGTATTAATGCTAGTAGTCTCTCGCCCCGACGTCAACTGCGACGCCATCACTGAATTTGATCCTCAGCGTAGATTTATCAAACTGCCGATCACCAACTACTTAAAGTTACTCAATATCTGGGAAACAATCAATCGCCCCCAAATCGCACTAATTAACGCAGTCAACGATCCCAAGTACCGATTTATCTGTGCTGCACTCGCACGCCGACTTGGAAAAACTTATATCGCCAACATTATTGGTCAATTGGTCACACTTGTCCCAGGGTCGAATGTACTAATCATTTCGCCCAACTACAACCTTTCATCAATTTCATTTGAGCTGCAACGTAAACTTATTAAGCACTTTGATTTGGAAGTGGCACGTGACAACTTAAAAGACAAAATTATCGAGTTATCAAATGGAAGCACTATACGTATGGGTTCATTGGGAACAGTTGATTCAACTGTTGGTAGATCGTACGACTTAATTATCTTTGACGAGGCTGCTCTTGGTGAAGGCGGCGAAGCTGCGTTTAACGTAGCCTTACGACCAACACTAGACAAACCCAACGCCAAAGCAATTTTTATTTCAACGCCTCGCGGTCGCAACAACTGGTTTTCGCAGTTTTGGAATCGTGGCTTTGACAACAATTTCCCTGAGTGGATTAGCTTACAAGCTGACTACACTGAAAATACTCGTATGGCTGAATCGGATGTTGCGGAAGCTCGCAGGTCTATGTCAAAAGCCGAATTTGAACAAGAATACTTGGCCAGTTTCACTGTGTTCGAAGGCCAAATTTATGCACTAAAAGATGAAGATATTACAGAAATACCTGAGGACCTCAAAGGTGAGGCGTTTGCTGGATGCGACCCTGGCTACCGAGATGCTACTGCTTACTGCGCTATCGTTTACGATTGGAACCGCGATTGCTTTTATATTGTCGATGAATACTTAAAATCGGAACAAACCACCGAGCAGCACGCTAACGCGTTTCGCGAATACAACGACAAGCACGGTGTTGAGGTCACATTTATTGACTCGGCTGCAGCACAGTTTGCTTCAGACCTTGCCTACTTATACAACATTTCAACTACAAAAGCCAAAAAAGATGTCTTACCAGGCATCGTGTATGTGCAGACACTATTACAACAGGGTCGGCTAAAGGTAGCCCCGCATTGTACACATACCCGTGCTATGTTTGACCAGTATCGCTGGGATCAACGTGAGGGGCTGCAACGTGAACGTCCCATGCATGATCAATATAGTCACATGGCTGATGCAGTTCGTTATGCTCTTTACACCTACACGGTGTAATGGCTAAGAAAATTTTTACATTGACTTTTTGTTGCTGTAATGCTATAATACTAGGTAATTGTGGAGTACTTTATTCCACCTGGAGAAAATAATGGACAAAACAGAATACGAAGCAATGCTAAAAGCAGCATTTGCCAGTGAATTCTCGTTCTTCTTAAAAGCGGCTGGTTTCCACTGGAATGTTGAAGGCAATTCGTTTCCACAGTATCATGAACTGTTTGGTAAGATTTACGGTGAAGTTTACGCCTCGATTGATACTTTTGCTGAACAGCTTCGTGCACTGCGTATTTATGCGCCTGCCGCATTTGAAGTGTTTGACGAGATTTCAGCAGTTGAGTGTCAAGAAGGCGTGCCTGGTGCTATGCAAATGACGCAAGAACTTTTAGCTGATTCGGATTTAATGTGTGAGATTTTTCGTGCAGCCTACTCCGCCGCTGAACAAATGGGCGACTATGGTTTAGCTAACTTTTTAGCAGATCGTCAAGACGCTCACAAGAAACATTCCTGGATGTTACGCTCTACCCTGAAATAATGGCAAAGAATACAAATAAACGAATCCCCGTAAAGTGGGTTCGTGACCGGGCTAAAGCAGCCTATGAAAAGAAAGATCGGTGCCATATCTGTTCAAGTTCACAAGACTTAGAACTGCACCACCTACACTCAGTTACAATACTCCTAGATAAATGGGCTGAAGCAAAAGGTTACGATATTTCAACAGACGCAGGTATTTTAGCTGTTCGTGACGAGTTTATTGATACGCACCGAGTAGAGTTATATGACCAAGTTTACACCCTTTGTAATCGGCATCATGTAGCGCTGCACAGTGTTTATGGTAAGGCTCCTCGCCCTGGTTCAGAGCCCAAACAGGCCCACTGGATTGAAACACAGCGTGCAAAACATACTGGCGAGGCTGCTGAAACAGTTGTAATTCCTAAAAAGAGCTTTGGTAGTTTTTTCTCTGAGTTTACTTAAGGGAAAACTATGTCAAGATTTACAGACTGGATAGTTGAAAAACTAAACCCAGCACAAACACGTATCGCTCAAGAAGCCGGTACACAAATTGGTTCGCAATCAAAGGTTACGTACCAACAAGCTTTTCAAAAATTAGAGTCGGTTAATCGCTCAGTAAGCATGCTTGTTAACGCTGCTACCTCACTTGATTACGACGTAAAAGATAAGATTGCAGAAGGCATTGTTGGTGGAATTCGTCAAAAGTCGCTTAATACGCTTTTAAACTTCCGACCTAACCCTTACCAATCTACACAAGAATTTCGCCAAGCAATCTTCACAGATTTGATTTTGGAAGGTAACGTGTTCATACACTTTGACGGTGTATTTATGTATCACCTGCCTTCAGCAAGTGTAGAAATTTTAACAGATACCAAAACGTTTATTCGTGGCTATCGCTACAATGGTATGGTTGATTTTAAAGAGTCAGAAGTATTCCACTTCCGTGATTTGAATTCAAATTCTATTTATCGAGGTGCATCGCGGTTAGAAGCAGCTCAACGAAGCATTGCTACACTACACGCAATGAAAGAGTTTCAAGAGAACTTCTTTGAAAACGGAGCCGTATTCGGCTTAGTACTTACTTCGGAAAATACACTCTCACAAGTTGCAAAAGAAAAAACAATACAATACTGGTTACAGAAATATTCAACTAAACAAGGCGGCAAGCGTCCAGTGATTCTGGATAGTGGCTTGAAACCTGCACAAGTATCTAATCAAAACTTCAAAGACATGGACTTTGATCAATCGATCAAAACCCACAACGAATTAATTATGCAATGTATAGGTATTCCTCCAATCTTATTGGCTGGCGGAAATAATGCTAATATTTCACCTAATTTACGGCTATTCTATTTAGAAACAGTAATGCCGATTGTTCGCAAATTTACTTCAAGCCTTGAACGATACTTTGGATATGACATTGAAGCAATTACTAGCTCTGTGTCAGCACTGCAACCAGAATTAAAAGATATTGCTGCCTACCACTCGACACTAGTCAATGCAGGCATCATTACAGCTAATGAAGCAAGAAAAGAATTACGTTATGAACCAAAAGATGGTAATGACGAAATAAGAATACCCGCCAACATTGCGGGTTCGGCTGCTGATCCGTCGAAAGGTGGTAGGCCCACAGATAATCAGCAATAAAGGGGTAATATGGTAGATAAAAGTAAAGTACTGTTTTTAAACAGTTCATTTATCAAGAGTACTGCCACCGACGGAAAAACAGCTAGTATAACAATCGAAGGGTACGCAAGTACTACGGATATTGATAGACAGGGCGACGTTGTTCCTGTAAGCGTTTGGGAAAAGGGTATTCAGAATTACTTGAAAAATCCAGTAATTTTAGCATACCATGACCATAGCGAACCAGTTGGTAGGATGGTAGAACATAGAATTGACAGCAAAGGGTTATGGATTAAAGCCAGAATCTCTTCGGCAGCCAGTGAGGTGTTCAATCTTGTAAAAGACGGCGTTTTAACGGCGTTTAGTATCGGATTCCGAATCGTAGATGCGGAGTACAACTCAGCTGCAGAGCTGTTTGTGGTAAAGGAATTGGAACTACATGAAATTTCAGTAGTATCAGTGCCAGCTAATCAAAATACACTATTTAGTCTTTCTAAGGCGTTTGATACAGCCGAAGAATTTAAATCTTTCAAAATGCAGTTTGCACCCAACAGCGAATCAGCTAAAGGGCTAGAATCCTCAACGGAAG